CGGGACCCAATGACCATGCACTTCATCTCCCAAAAGATTGAAGGCTCCACCCAAAAACTTGTGCTTCTTCAGTTCCTCGGCCGAAGAAAGTCCTGCTTGGAATTCTTTAAGTTCATATCCGAACGTTGATCTCCAGAAGTTACGTGCCCAGATCTCATCGAGAACTTTATCAGTTTCCTCGATACATGTTCCAATGTAGTCATCTCCGAAAAGCGAACAATAATTTGTCGCCAACCATTTGAAGATTTTGGTCTTGATAACAGCAAAGATCTCAGGGCCGTATTTATCACGAGCAGCGCAGAGGTGCTTATATGAGTGCATCAGCATTCCTCCGATGATATTATCCGGTGTAGTATTGTTACTTCCACTCGGATTGATTGTGTAGAGCTCAAGAATCTCACCATCAGGCATGAGAATTCTAATCGTTTGCATCATTGCATTTTGATGTACAGCCATTCTTTCCATCTCAGGGGAAAGTCCCCTGGCCATAAGTCCTCGGTTTCTCATACCGTACACTTCTTTCATGACCGGGAATAGTCTGTCATAACCCGCGAGGTCACCAGACTCAATGCCATATCCTTTCAAAAGTTCCTTTCCTAGGCGATCAAATCCCCCTACAAAGGGGTTGAACCCGTACTTAGACAACCAATGCATCTTTAGAGACTCATTCTGATTCGTGTATAGCATCTTTTTCTGCAACATCGACTCAGTGGCCTCAATAATGAACGTCCTGATTTTGCGTTTATCGTTGATATCAGAGAGCTCTTTCCATTCATGTTTAGGAGCTACAGTGTAAATTGGAATCACTGTATCCCAGACCCTCTCTTCGAGTCCAGGGTGTTCAAGCACATCTCCTTTCTTCTTCAAACCCATTACGTTCCAGGGCCAACCAGATGCCTTGTCTAGGCTTGTGAGTTCTTTAGCAAGTTCAAAAGAAATGGTGGGTTGTTCAAAAACCATACGGTTTTGTTGATAAACAAACTCCACAACTTCATTCCAAAGGGGGTCTTCTCTGAACTTAGTTGCTGAAGGCGCATCATACTTCTTCAAAGCACGTGCAACATTATCCTTATCAGGATTAACTCCACCCCATGCGGGGGTTTCGCCAAAATAGGCTTTCTGGTCTGGACCAAATTCTTTATAGAACTGGTGTTTGTGAAGAGACACTCCTGCCAGATCGGGCAAGAGTAAGTGTCTGTCGACATACCCAACAGAGAACAAGTATTTGAAGTCACCGTACGGTTTCTTTTCAGCTAGATGGGGTTTTGGAATATCTGGAAAGTTTTGTAGAGCCTCTTTCACGAGGTCTGCCTGAACAGCTTCCAAAAGAACTCTTGGGATTATCCATCCCCAGTTGTTAAGTCCTTTATTTGGGCCGTCAGTTCCACCGTGTAAAAATTCAAGACGGATCGTTCCGTCGATGTTTGAAAAACCACCACTGCCACACGAACCGTTCATGGTTGTGACATTATGTTTCACACGTTTACCCTCTCCAGGGGCAAATTCTCCAGGGGATTCAAGCCAAACTCCAGGTTTCTTACCTGAAAGCCTCTCTCCCTTCCCATCAAGTTGGCCAGGTGCATACCCGGCAAACAACAGTACGTTGTCGTTGGAGGGTGCTCCAATAGGAACAGAAGGTCCTCCTGGTAGATTTATCTCTGAACAAGATATCCACATGACGTCGTAACTTGGATCACAGATCCAACCAGTTTGTTTTTCTCCTGGTTTATAAACTTGTGCCTTGCTTGTAACAAGGGGTTTGCCATTGAAGGTGCCAACCTGTTTTCCATTCTGATAGAATCCAGCACCCGCCACATTCACTCCATGATGTTTGTTGCATATCAGCTTTTTACCGGAGGGTGTTAAAACTCTCCAAGCAGTACCGTAAACATATCCATCGAGTATAATCTGATACGAAGCGCCTTGCATCGCTGCGCGCTGTTCAGGATCAATGGGGATGTGAAGCGATTTCGCCTCAACAGTTGACTCAACCTTGACTTCCTTGTGCCACCACCATCTCCAGCAAAATATGCCGAGGTGTAGCTGGAACTCATTTCCTGATCCCTCTTTAGGGATGACTGCCTCGGGGAATCTTCGTTTGAAGTCCTCCGCTTCCTTCTTCTTCAATGGAAGGTGATCATCACGATATCCACCACCGTGTGTCATTGAGGCTCTGAGCTCGTCAGGTCGTTTAAATTGTTTTAGTGCCTTCTTTCTGGCTCCTGTGTTCTGTTTGACAATTCTTCTTGCCTTGTCAGGGTATTTCTCATAAAACTCACCGAATGATTTCTGGAGTTCTTCAACATCAAGACCAGCATTATACACTTGTTGTGCATTGCCATGAGTCTGAGCATCGCGTAGGCGTTCTTTCGCCCTTCTTAGTTCCGATCGTAAATGATGGTACTCGCGATTAATCTGACGTTCTTCTTCATCAGACCGCTTCTGTTCAGCAGCTTTAATGTGGGATCCTTTCGATCCTTTGGTCTTTTTGCCCTCCATAGATCCAAGGTGTTGTGCCAAAGCCTTTTCGGTATCAAAACCTGAGCCACATTGACAAAAATACGTAATGCCATCAGGGGCAACGTAATCGAACTTTGCATCATGCAAAATAAAGTTCAAGTCAATCCATGCTTTCTTGCCATGGGTGGCACTCTCAATGAGAGTCTCAAGATCGGGTGCAACATACTGAATAACGTTCTTCTCATCTTTTTTGGGAGTTGGAAGGACAGTAGCTTCCGGAAAACAATCTCGGAAGTGTGTGCAGTGATGACCTCCACAATGCTTCATGCAATTTGTCATGGGGTCAGTTGGCATCTTGAGAGGGCAATCAGAGTAATGAATACACTCTGGTTTTACCTTGTTCTCACGCTCGATCTTTGCTGCACAATAAACTGAATGATAACAGTTTGTGTCGTTGCACTTGCACTTATCACACCAAATCTCGTAGGGTTGTATAGAGTTTGGGTAAGTTTTACAAGTCTTTGTATGCTTACAAAGTTTCTCAGCCTCGTCTCGTGGACGACTGAGATCAGCCTTGGGTTCTGTGGGACCCTTGGCGGTATGGTCTGTAGCCTCCGGCCTTCTAGTTTGTGGGGCCTGGGCGGTGATAACAGCCTCAGCAGGTATCAACTTCTCAATAGAAGATCCTGTGAGTGCCTTGGTCGCTGGTTTCGCTTCCTCGAGTTGTGACACTGGAGGCTTTTCTCCAAGCAAATGGTAGAAAAGGTCATTTCCATAGAAATAATACCCTATTCCAAAGAATATGACAACTGCGCTTAGAATGGCGCCTGAGACAACACCAAACCACTCGAGAGCAGAGAACTTTGACACTGATTCTAAGAATCCAGTTGCCATCTCCATTTCGTCGATTTCGACGAGCTCACAAGCGATGTTCTTGGGGTTCGCGACAAATTTGTCCATAGTAGGAGTTTTATCAAACCTCCATGCAGTATCCTTCTCCTTAGAGAGGAAACTCACCACTGTGCTTAAGTCCTTATCTCGCACCCAGTAGACTGTGGATCCAAGACCTTTGTTCTCTCGCTCATAGATTGCATCTTCCTTAATGTGATGTCTGATCTTGCGATAAACTTTTTGGGTCATGAACACTTCACTGTCGAGTGGGAGCTCGAGATCTGTGACTTTGAGTGATTTAACTGCTGAGGTGATTGTGCGGGTAGCATTGATCAGTTTTATGGCTTCAGCCACTGATGCTGTAAGTGCCAACCCGGCGCCTCCTGCAAGAGCAACTTTTGTTAAAATGTCAACTATAACAGTCGACGTTGCAGTTGCTTCAATAGACTCAATCGTCTGTCGATTATATGTCTTGCGCCACCATACGTAGCTAGCTGCTCCGAAAGCAGCCAAAGCGACTCCAGTGCCACCTAAAATGGCAGCGGAGCCAACGAC